GTTAAAAATTTAAATCTAAATCTATATTTTCCAGTAGTAGGAATTCCTACAGTTGGGTCGTTGGATATTTCTTCTTCACCAAATTCGTTAGTTATGGTATAATTCATGTTCATAGGAACATTTATTACATATTTACCATCATCATCTATAATAGCTGGAAAATCAAATCTTTCTAAAACCGGTACGGTTTGTCCGTTAGTTACCGTTGTGAAAATAGTTTGTCTAATAGCTTCTACACTACCGGGTCCGCTAACTAAAGAACATTTATCTCCTTGTAATCTTCTGGGTACACAATTTCTATTAAGAGAGTTTTTACCATCATCTGTACCTATAGACCCCATAAAAACAGCTGTAGGTTGTATATCTACACCAGAATCTCTTAAATCAAAATCTAAACGATTTATCGCTGCTTTACAAATAGATTCTTCCCCCCAAAAAGGAAATACGTCTATTGTTTTTGTTTGGGTTATGATTTGGGGTAATTCATCTATACTTGCAGATTCTTTAAATTTTGCACCATTAAATTCTCCTTCATTTGCTTTTCCTGTAATAATAATATCTTGTGGACTTAATGAAAAACAACCAATAGAACTCATATCTGTTTCCATTAGTATTTGGTGATTCCCTACTGGTACACCATAAATTAAAAAGTCTCCAGATTCGTTAGTTTTTACCGTAAATTGGTAGTATTTGTTGTACACATAACTTACTTCTTGATTTAGTAGAAGTTCGTTTTCTTTAGGAAAGCTACCTGTGTTTACATGCCCATCGTAGTCGGGTTCAGCAGGTAATAAATTATACCTATACCCTAGTTCATTCCTATTTTGTATTTTTTTATAAGGGTATAGAGCCTTTATAACTTCATTTTTTTCATCCTCCTCATCTAAAGGTATAAAAACACCAATTTTTGCATTAGGCACTCCAAACCCCCCATTCGCTATTACTCTACCTGCTATAACACCAAAATCAGAACAATCTCTATTATAAACATCTGCTTGGTTTATACTTAAACTCAATATCTCCAGCCTATCAAAATCTTGGTCTAAATTGATTTTAACTTCTTTGTCAACACCTACTTGAGCTTTTATTCTTATGTTCTTTGGCATACCTTTTCTTTCTTGATAAATATTTTATCTCTTAAAATTAAAGATATTAAGTTAAAAGACTTTGTAAATGTTCTAAGAGAAGTTAGGTGTGAATGGTTGTTTAACTCTAACAACAATGTCTTTATTAGGAAATCTAATTTGTGGAATCTCGTCTGGTTGAAAAAATATCGTATCATTTGTTAACATAATTTGTTGTGTCGTAGGGTCTGAATACGGTTGTGAAATTTGGGAGTTAGAGTACTCTGAACCAGTTTTATTAAATATTCTCATATCAGTAACATTTGTAACTCCTGGTTGAGTTGTAATATCACTACTTAACTGAGATATATTAAGTTGTCTTCCCATCTCCATTTTATCTGTACTAAAATAGTCTGATATTTTTTCAATAACGTTACTCACAATCTGACTTTGATTACCTGAAGAATCTATTATTAAGTCCACTTCTACCTTTAAATCTATAACTTTAGCTGAAGATATTTCTATATAATCATTTAACATTCTATAATTAGACAAATACTCAGATACGTTATTTTTTAAAGTAGAACTAA